TCTCTACATTGAGGGTATCTTCCTACAGTCGGCTATTCCTAATCGCAACGGTCGCATGTATCCTGAATCGCTTCTTGAGAGAGAAGTAAACCGTTACACAGAGCAATTTGTATCTAAGGGCAGAGCGTTTGGCGAACTGGGTCACCCAGATGGTCCACAAATCAACCTGGATAGAGTTTCTCACATTATCGAATCTCTTCGTAAAGATGGTACGAATTGGGTTGGACGCGCCAAGATTACCGATACTCCTATGGGTAACATCGCACGTGGTCTTATCGAATCAGGTGCCCAGCTAGGTGTTTCGACACGTGGCATGGGATCCCTTAAAGCTAATGGACAAGGTATCAACGAAGTACAAGACGACTTCTTCCTTGCCACAGCTGCAGACATTGTCGCAGATCCATCAGCTCCTGAGGCTTTCGTGAATGGTATCATGGAAGGTGTGGAGTGGATCTGGGAAAACAATATGCTTGTTGCTCAGAAAGCTAAGATGCAAGTCGAGGCAGCAGTCAAATCAAGAGAGCTGGAAGAAAAGAAGCTCCAGATCTTCGAAAAATTCATTAGTACATTATCAAAAAATCTAGACTAATAAATAGATAAAATATAAATTTAAAAGGAGTCAGAGAATGGCAATTAAAGAATCATCTGAAATCGTTGAGCAAAATCTCGACGAAACAGCTGCCGCTGATACACTGAAGCCAGGCGCTGGCTCATCTGCCGGTGACATTGGCAAGACTGAGCTTATGGCGTCTGTTGTATCTGCAATGGGTGGTATGTCCAAGCAAGAGATCAATAAGTTCCAAGAAGTACTTTCACAGTATGGCAAGAACAAGCTACCAGGTGGTGGCGTTCCAGATACGTCAGCTGCTAACAAGGCTTCTATCGCTGCTAAGGGTGCAATGAAGGAAGATGTCGAAGACCTTCTTTCAGGCGACGACCTTTCGGAAGAATTCCGTGAAAAAGCATCTACTCTTTTTGAAGCAGCTGTCAATGCCCGCGTTGGTATTGAGCAAGCTCGTCTTGAAGAAGAATTCGAAGCTGCGCTTGAAGAAGCTCAGACAGAACTCGAAGAGTCAATGACTACAAAGCTTGATGCATATCTCGACTACGTGTCGGAGCAGTGGCTTGAAGAAAACAAGATCGCTATCGAAGCTTCACTTAAGCTAGAAGCAACTGATCAGTTCATCGAAGGCCTTAAGGGTCTGTTCGCTGAGCACTATATCGAAATTCCAGAGGAAAAGGCTGACGTTGTAGAAGCTCTACAAGCTCAAGTCGAAGAACTCCAAGGAAAACTTAATGGCGCAATCAACGAGTCGATCGAACTCAAGACTGTCATTAACGAAGCTGAAAAAGAATTGGTGATCGAAGAAGTATCAGAAGGCCTTGCGGCTACTCAGTCTGTTAAGCTTCGCACGCTAGTAGAAGATCTTGAATTCAGCGATCTACAATCGTTCCGTAAGAAGGTAGAGCTTGTTAGAGAAAACTACTTCTCAGACAAGAAGGTAACTTCAACCAACATCATCACTGAAGAAGTTGTTGCGGAAGACGAAAAGTCACTCGTAGAAGAAACTGTAACAAATACTAATCCAGAGATGAGTAAGTATGTTTCAGCGATTTCGAAAAGTCTCAAGAAATAAATTTTAATAAATATTATATAACAAAAAACACCCAGAGGAGGGATTTAAATGTTAGCTGAGGAAGTACAAAATAAGTGGAAGCCTGTTCTAGAACACGCTGACCTCTCACCAATCAAGGATGCGCATCGTCGTACCGTAACTGCAACTCTGCTTGAAAACACTGAGACTGCTCTCCGTGAATCAGCAGCGATGTCACATGGTAGCCAAAGCCTTCTTGCAGAAACACCTGCGAACGTAACAGGTTCTGCTGTTGACACATTCGATCCAGTTCTTATCTCACTGGTTCGTCGTGCAATGCCAAATCTGATTGCTTACGACATCTGCGGCGTTCAGCCAATGACAGGTCCAACTGGTCTTATCTTCGCAATGCGCGCTCGTTACGCAACGCAAGGTGGAACAGAAGCATTCTACAATGAAGCAAACACTGGCTTCTCGTCATCACCACAGGGCAACTCATCGGTTAACCTTCCTGGTTACCGTCACGTTGGTACTGTACCTGGTACTGCAAACAACGCTGAATCAAACACCTACAACTACGTTAAGGGCGTTAACACAGCATTTGCAGAAGCTTGGGGTAACTCTTCGGTCGGTATTCCAGAAATGGCATTCTCAATCGAGAAGGTTTCGGTTACAGCTCAGTCACGTGCTCTGAAGGCTGAATACTCGCTTGAACTGGCTCAGGATCTTAAGGCTATTCATGGCCTGGACGCTGAAACAGAACTTGCAAATATTCTGTCAGCTGAAATTCTTGCTGAAATCAACCGTGAAGTAGTTCGCACAATCAACGTAACAGCTGAGCGTGGAGCTTCGGAAGGCACAACTACAGCAGGTATCTTCGATCTTGACACCGACTCAAACGGCCGTTGGTCAGTTGAAAAGTTCAAGGGTCTTATGTTCCAGCTTGAGCGTGAAGCTAACCAGATTGCTAAGGGCACAAGACGTGGTAAGGGTAACATCGTAATCTGTTCGTCGGACGTTGCTTCGGCTCTTCAGATGGCTGGTGTTCTCGATTACGCTCCTGCTCTTAACTCGAACAACCTGAACGTTGACGACACAGGCAACACCTTCGCTGGTGTTCTTAACGGTCGTATGCGCGTTTACATCGATCCATACACAACTGGTAACTACATCACTGTAGGCTACAAGGGTTCGAATGCATTCGACGCAGGTCTGTTCTACTGCCCATACGTTCCACTACAAATGGTTCGTGCAGTCGATCAAGACAACTTCCAGCCAAAGATTGGCTTCAAGACCCGCTACGGCATGGTCGCGAATCCATTCGCAGACGGTACTTCAGAAGGTCTTGGTGCTCTTACCAAGGATTCGAACAAGTACTATCGTCGTGTGCTTGTTAACAACCTTATGTAATCATAAGAGTTGGGTAACCAACCATAAACTGGAGGGGGGTCGCAAGATCCCCCTCTTTTTTTGTCTGATAAATATAAGAAAGCAATTACGGAGACCTCATCATGGCAGTCAAAGATCAACCAACGAATCGCAACTACCTATCTCCAGTAGGTTATAGATTCACGTTGAAAAGAGCTCCCAATGTTGAGTTCTTTGTGCAGAGAGTGCAGATTCCAGGATTGACGCTTCCTGTTGTAGATAGACCTACCCCTTTCGTTAAGATCCCCGAGCCTGGTGACCACCTGGAGTTCAATACGCTTTCGGTCACGTTTAAGATCAATGAGGATCTTGACAACTATCTTGAAATCTTTGATTGGATGATTGCGCTCGGTAAGCCAGAGAAGTTCGAGCAGTATAAGTTCGATCCTAAGCAGTCCTATCTGGATCCTAAGGATACAGTCAAGTCTGACATTACAGTCAACATACTTACAAGTGCGATGAATGGCAACATTGAAGTCACCTGTCGCGATTGTTTCCCTGTATCATTATCAGAGATTGAGTTCGATTCTACAGTTACTGACATCTCTTACATTGAAGCTACTGTAACATTTGCAATGAGAGATTACACAATCCAGCGTGTTTAGCAGTTGACTTTTACTGTAAGTGCAGTATAATAAACTATAGTGACTGCAAATAATAAGGATTGTTATGAAACTAGAAGACATTCATGAGCTCTGGGGCAACGACTCAAAGATCGATCATACTGAGCTCAGTCATGAAGCATTACGTATTCCCCAGCTTCATCATAAGTATCTCAGGATATTCACCAACGAGAGACTCGTACTGCGTAAGTATGAGACGGACCTTAAGCGTCTTCGGTTGGATAAGTATGAGTTCTACACTCAAGGTCCTACACAAGAGACACATGACTTAGGATGGAAACTTCCTCCTATTGGCAAGATACTCAAGACAGATGCAAACAACTATGTTGATTCTGACAGCGACATTATCAATCTAACTCTAAAGGTTGGTCTTCAACAAGAGAAGGTCGAGCTTCTGGAGAGTATTATACGTTCGCTAAATAACAGAGGCTACTTGATCAAGTCGGCCATTGACTTCGAGAAATTCAAAGTGGGTATGTAATGGAAAAAGTACATCTGCAATACATTAACGCAGTACACTGTAAGGTGGTCACAGAGCCTGGTATACTTATGGAGCTCTCAGATCGCTTTACGTACTTTGCAGATGGCTATCGCTTTTCACCTCGCTACAAGGCCCGAGTGTGGGACGGTAAGATCCGTCTCATCAACAGACTAGCAGGAACATGCTATGCGGGTATGGCAAAGCATATCAAAAAGTTCTGTGATGATCGAGGTTACAAGTTCACATTCGATGAACAATTCTTGTATGATAACGTATCTTTGAATGAAGTACAACAGTTTTCTGAGAACCTAGGTCTACCGGATCATATCGTGCCTCGGGACTATCAGATCGAGTCTGTTACCAAGTGCCTTCGCTCTAAGAGAAGAACGCTGGTGTCACCTACCTCATCTGGTAAGTCGCTGATGATCTATATGTTCACTCAGTGGTACAAGAAGAAGACATTGATTATCGTTCCTACTATCTCTCTTGTAAGACAGATGGAAGGAGACTTCAGAGAGTATGGCTTCAAAGGTAAGTTCAACCTATCTACGGACGGACTCGACAAAGATAATGACGGTGACTATGATGTATGTATCACCACTTGGCAGTCGTTAGACAACGGCAAGACCAAGATGCCTAAGAGCTGGTATCAACAGTTCGAGGTTGTTATCGGAGACGAGGCTCATACATGTAAGGCTGCTACCCTTGTCAAGATCCTGGTTAATCTCGAGAAC